CCGTATTCAATCCTTTATGAGTATAAACACATTTCTGAGGGTTGACAAACAACGATACCTCGTTTGCAGCGTTCCGAATCTTAGCTCTGACAGCGTTTTGTCGATCCTTAATTGCTGGAGCTGCTGCTTTCACTTTACGTTGAACTTGCCAACTGTTCTCACGCAACACCTGCTCCATCTCGGTGTAATCAGAAGCGTGACCATGTTTCTCACCAGCTTTACCAGCAGGGTCACCGTAGATGATAACGTGCTTATTCTTATGATCTTTAAATCGTTCAACAAACTCTAAAGCCGATTGTCTAGCAACTGCTGATTCTAAAACGATTTCATCCACCAAGTATAAACAGTCCTGACGACGAACTCCGATAGCGGATGACATAGGCGTGTAGTTAAAATCGTGCATCCATAAAATAACTTCAGACTCATCCAATTGAGCATCCGAGTAGTTATCATTCGAATAATCTTCATACACCCTACCTTGTGCCGTCTCAAAACTTGCTTCATATTCTTGGCGAAACTGCTTCGCTGACATTCGACGTTTCGCTGACTCAATGATATCGCTTGGTAGAATATCTGACGACTTCCACGTGTAAAGCTTCCAATCAGGATCGCCGGAAACCTTGGCATATTCTGCCATTTCATAATAGTGATTCAAACCATCCGGTACCCCAATCAACCAGCACCACGCACGATAATCAGGGTCTTTCGGGTTTATCGTATCCAAAGCAGGTGAGATATTTTCAGCCCATGCCGTTTCTTTGATATCGGCAATCTCATCAATCCCCCCACCGTGCCATACTTGACCTTCAAACCGTTGAGGTTGATCAAATCCAATGAGTGAAATAGTAGAGTCATTGGGGAAGTAAATAGTTAGTTCAGTTTCAGAAGGTTTACGCTCGAAAAGTGAAGAGAAAGAAAGAAGTTTAAGATCATTCCAGTAAATACGTTTCACCTGGTTAATAGTGGGGGCACCAACGAAGAAACTTTTACCAGGGTTCTTCATCGCTTGCTTAACAACAAAGCGTTTGAATCGTTCTGTTTTCCCAGACCTTCTACCAGCCGGGACTACCTTAAACCGAGTATCATCGTTGATGAGTTCAAGTTGAACAGGATGATCAATAAGCTTATACCAGCGGTCTAATGATCTTTGTTTCGACATACTCTACAGTTACCAGTACAACCCGTAGTAAGTTCAGGGAATAACGGAAGTTGATCATCCAAAGTTGTGCCGTCCGAAGTTTGAATCTCAACTCTACAAGTGTGGAGATCATAAGGGTAATATTCTTCACCGCAGAAACGACACACTCTATTGTTCATCAGTCTGGAAGCTTATCTGCGATATCTTTTAACTCATCAGCAAGTGAAACAGTCGTGTTTGTTTCAACCTTATCACTCCACCCGAACATATTGGCAAAATAGAGCTTTACAAGCGGAGCATTAGCATTCCGATTTTCCATGAAATCTTCAAGCTTTCCATGCCATTTACCCTCACATTTAGTCTTCGCTAATCTAAATGCGTCAGAAAAGTCAGGCTTGTCTCCATCACGAATCCATGCATACACGGTTTCCTTGCTGACATCAATGCTGGCTGCAAATTGAGTAAGGCTTTTACCGCTCCCCATAAACTCAACAATCTCAGTGCAATACTTAGGATCATATTTAGTAGGGGCCCCCATCTTCTTAGGAGTCTTTTTTACAGTCTTCTTAGGAGTCTTTTTTACAGTCTTCTTAGTAACAGTCTTCTTAGCAGCCGGGCGGCCACGTTTCTTTTTTTCTTCAGTCATATATCACCATATTATCATAAGCTGAGTTGTAACCCCATTCTAACTCAAAATATCCAAAATGTTTACAAATTCTGCAAATAGGGTATAATATGTTTAACAATGTTTAACAATGTTTAACAATAAGGAGGTATAAACATGATTGAATGGGTGGATATATTAGTCATATTTTTATTGATAATTCCGTTTAGCATTATCATATCAATTATCGAATTAGAACTTGAAAGTCGACAATTTAAAAAAGACTTAGAAAACAAGACTTATCTTTTGGACCATTATAAAAAGTGAAACAAATAAAAAGGGGATAAAAATGAAAGATGTAGTATACAGTTTAAAAGAAAACGGAGAGTGGGGGAAATCAATAGTCGATATTTCAACAACACCTCCTGCCATTATAGATTTACCAACAACACCTTATGAACGTGAAAACGGATTTAGTAAAGAGTTTCATGATAAATGGATTGAAAACACTCATTAACTATTAACCCAAATAATTATTATAAGAAACTGACCCTCTTAGGGGGGTCTTTTTTCATCTCTGTGACGAAAGATGAGTACGGTTCTATAGTCAGAGTCTCTTGAAGACCTAACGAGCGAAGAGTGTAGTAATAAGACTGTTTCGTTTTAAATCCTGCTTGACGTATAGCTGCAACCTTCCGTATCTTACCGATGTTCACTAGTTCAACCACTTTCATTAAATTTTCTTTAGTATATTTGCGTCTTCGGCTCATAATACTGATGATTAAATCACTATTTGTTACCCTAGTCAAGTAAAAAACCTATGTACACCTTCAAAAATCTTAAATTTTGAGGCTAACTATTCAATATATGTAGAGTTCTATGTACACCTTGGATACCCTATGGGCACCCTATTAAATTAGGGTGTTTTTGAGGCTAACTATTCAATATATACCCTACTATATTTGCACTTTTGGGGCACCCTCCCTTTATACTGCTATATATTTTTTTATTATTAATAAGTAACAATACTTTTACTTTATTGTTACTTATTAATAATAAAAAATTTATTTATAATATTAGTAATAAAAGTGTACTAAGTGTACAAATATAGTAATTTTAAAGTCATCTATTCAATAATTATAGGGTGTACATAGGGTGTACATAGGGTGCCCAGGTAATTACATAATTATGTGTAAACATATTTATGGGTTTTAAAATCCATATTTGACTAATTACATAATTATGTGTTATTATTTTCAACATAGTCAATAAATAAGGAGGATTTTAAATGAAAAATCAAATAAGTTTTAAAGGAAAAGCGCACGAATTAATGACCTACCTGTATCAGTTAGTAAAAGAGGAAAACCGAATTGAATTTCAAAAGACACTTCAAACCTCAAATGTTAAAAAAATCATCTTCAATTTCACCGGTGATTACACCGTGACATATGAAATGGGATTGAACTAATGAATCGATATCGAATAACTCATATACCGTCTTGCAACTCTTACGTTATTATCGACCAGTTGAAGTTGTGGACTCCGATTAGAGACAAACGGTATACCAATCGACTTTTCCGTTCCGTAGAAGAAGCACAAGGCTTCTTATTTGCTCGAAATAAATCCGGGGAGGTGATAACTAGATGATCACAAGGCAACTAGTCACATCGTTAAACACTGCGAGAATTAAGATGCGAAACAGTCATCCTAGAATCTATAACGATCTAACTTGTCTGTTTAACTATTTAAAAAACCAAGTAACACAGGAGGAAAAACAAATAAATCAAAACCTTTTAGATTTCATAAAAGAAAGTAATAAGATAGAAGGGATCACTGAATACAGTCAGGACCAGCAATATCAAGCATATTGGGACTTCTTAGAGTTAAGAAGTATTACCAAAGCAGATATCTTGAATCTTGCCTCTATACTTCACACAACCTCGATAGATAGCCATCGATCTAAACCAAAGCTGCGTTCCAAACCTGGTATGGATGTCCGCGTAGGTTCTCATAGTCCAATGCCTGGGGGTATTGAAGTGGAGATGGAACTAGATATCCTTCTTCATCTCATCAATACCACTACGTTTGATCAATCAGATGTTCACTGGTCTCATCAACTATATGAGTTCCTACACCCGTTAACAGACGGCAACGGCCGAACGGGCAGAGCAATTTGGGCGTGGATGATGATTCGATGTGGTAGACAAGTCCCATCGAGCTTCTTACACCAATGGTATTACCAGAGTTTAGATAATTGGAGGAAAGACTAATGGATAAGCGGATCAAATACACAATAGAACATGTCAATAAGGTACATTCCTATATGAACAAGTTAGGGATGTCCAAATACAAGGCAATTGATAAAGCTGGATTTAAAGATGCTAGCAGCTTCTACAACACGCTTAAACGTCTCGGATTATCAGAAGTAGTGAATGTCAGACCTAAAACTGAACAGTTGAGTTTTTTATAAACCTTGTAAAACATTGTTAAACAATATAAAGTAAATACACGGGTCAGTTTTGAATCTTTATTTGCTTTCTGACCTATCCCCCTAAGCAACCAAGTTACCCCCTTAACTTGGTTGCTTTTTTTTATGACTCGTTGCCTCTTCACCCATTAAAGAAAAGTAAGCAGCGCCATCAATAAAGTTATCTTCTTTTGGTTCACCCTGTTGAGACCTTACAATCTTAAGAAGTACCATGAACATCCATCCTTCCTCATTAGTAATGTCTTTACCAGTGATTTCATTGAAACAGTTCACAACCTTTGATATACTCCTCTCCCCACCTTTTGCGTCATAGTTAACGCCTCGATTAACTAAACACTGTTCTGCTTTTTTTAAAAACTCGTTTGCCTTCATATCGATAATCTCCTTAAAAATTTAATTGACATTGTGTAAAACAATGTTTAACATAGTTTAACATGAGACTTAATAATGAGCAATTTTTAAAAATACTATTTGGGGGCGATTACCATAGGGTGCACGTCACTGACTTTACTTATGATCCGAATGATATTCCATCGGACGAACATTTGAGATCGTGGAAAGGGGACTACTTTAAAAACTACCGATTCAAAGAAGGATCAAATCAATACTTCACTATTTCATTGTTCAGTTCCGATGAGAACAATGTAGCAAGACGGCGTAAGGTGTTGTTCGAAAAAACACCGGTCATTGTTCTCGATGATGTGAAAGAAAAGCTTTCAATGGATGAGGTTTCTAAACTTCCAAGTCCGTCGTACATCTTAGAAACAAGCCTTGGTTCCGAACAATGGGGCTACATTCTTAACGAGCCGTGTTCCGAACGCTCACGAGTTGAAAACCTTTTAGATGGTCTGGTTGCCAATGGGCTAGCACCAGACGGCAAAGACCCGGGGATGAAAGGGGTGACACGATATGTTCGATTGCCGGAAGGTATGAACACTAAGAAGTCTAAGATGGTAGATGGTAAACCCTTCCAATGCCGAATTACTCTGTGGCAGCCCTTCAACACTACATCGATTGAGGATTTAGCTAAACCATTTAGTGTAAACCTTGATGCACCACGTCGTGAAGAACGGCTCGACGGTGCTGCTGACATCCCCGATCATCCATTACTTCATTGCGGGTTGAACATTAAAGAGGTTAGGAGCAAAGGACGCTTTGACATCACGTGTCCCTGGGTCGATGAGCATACTGGTTCCGTAGATAACGGATCGGGCATATTCACCAATGAAGATGGCTCGATAGGTTTTAAATGTCATCACGGGGCTTGTGAAGGGCGAACGGGTAAGGACTTGTTGATATATTTAGAAAACAAAAGACCAGGGTTTATCCATTCCTATAAGGATTGGCAGTTCAAATATGTGTTTAAGGATATTACGAATTCCACAAACTCTGAGAATTCCACCTCACTTCCACCTTTAAAAGAGGAAAACTCTCCTCACTTTGTGAGTGAAACGGAGAAAACTCTCCCCACTTCTTCAATTGATCAAATCCTTGCAAAAATAGCGCATTGTGAAAAGAACTCCCCACAACAACGAAGCCTTGTGTCAGAGTTCCTTAAAAACATTGATGACATGGCTGCGATTGATAAGCAGTATTATCACAAAGAGATATGCGACATTATGGACTGGGGGAAAGGGGAGTTTACTGGAATACTCAAAGACCTTCAATCAAAGTGGTACGAAAAAAAGACAATGATGTTTTATGACACCATTGTCTTTGTTAAAGAGCAGAACCGGTTCTACGACTATAAGACGAAGAACTTCTACACTCCTGAGTGTTTTCAAAACTCTTTTGCTCACGAGGATAGTGAAGCAAAAAAAGAAGCGTTGATGAATGGCCGGGTAGAGAAAGTTGATAAAATGGACTTTGCCCCAAAAAAGCCCCGTATCTTTGAAGAAGATGATATCTGTTACGGCAATATGTGGAACTCAAAACGTGAAGCGATGGGGAGAGAAGGGGATTGCAACATCTGGACGAAACACTGGGACGTCATGGGTTGGGCTGAGAATAAACGACACATGCTGCAATGGATGGCATATACCATTCTCCATCCAGAAAATAAGATTAACCACATGCTTCTTTTGGGAGGTATGGAAGGAACAGGTAAAGACTTCATCCTTTATCCGCTTATTGAAGCAATGGGTGTGAACGGTAATGTTATTGAAGGAAATGAGCTCCTATCGTCTTTTAATGAATACCTTTTAAACACCAAGTACCTTCATATCAATGAAACAGAATTAGGAGACCACCATCAAGCAACAGAAATATCCAACAAGCTTAAGCCCCTGGCAGCAGCACCTCCAGAAACCCTTCGAATTAACCAAAAAGGGATAAGTCACATCAAAGTTCGAAACATTGTAAATCTCACAATGACTACTAATAGTCAAACGCCTGTCAAGCTCAATGGACCATCTCGAAGATTCTATGCTGTTTGGACAGATTTACAAGTTAGAGATAGTGAACAAGAGATGTTACCCGAATGGACAGAGTATTGGAAGAAAGCTTGGGGCTGGATGAAGAACGGAGGAGTAGACCATTGCATTTGGTATTTGAGAAACTGTGTTGATTTGTCCGACTTTAACCCTTGGCAAGCACCGACTACTACAGAGTTTCTTAGAAGCATTCAAGAGTCCTCTACCCCACCGGGGCAGCAAACTGTTGAAGCATTCATCACCAACGAGATCGGAGCGTTTAAGAATGATTTGATAACTGCAAGTGAAATATGCAACACGTTGAAGAGCGGTGCACTGGCATTTGAGGAACATATGTACATTCAACCATCATGGTTCACACCGGTTAGAATAGGTATGGTTCTTCGAGATATCCCCGGGTGTGTAAGACTAAGAGCAGTAAGAGATAAGGAGATTAGAATATGGGCAGTACGTGATAAGGTAAAGTATGAAAATATGACCCCGAGTCAACTTTATGATGAGTATTTTAGACAACAAGGGTTAAAGAAATCGTAAAACAATGTTTTACAAAGTTTAACAAAATAAGGTATAATAAGTAGAAATTTTTAAGGAGGTTATGAAAGTGGATTTTGATACTACAGTAGCATTTCGTTTCAATAAGAAACAAAAAGAGAATTTTGAAACGTGGTGTAAAAAAGCAAATAAAG